CGTCCTCAACTGTCACACCACGAGCTGCTTGCTCAGGAGTAACGAAGAGGCCTTTCTTGGTCTCAGCCTGAATATTGAAGAGCGCCTTGTATTCTGGCTTGCCTTTCAACTCTTCAATAATGGAGGCTTTCGTCGCCTCACGCTCGGCCAGCTTCTCAGCAACAGCCACTCGCTCGGCTTCTAGGGCAGCTTTTACTGCCAAATCTATCTCAGACATGTTTACCTCTTTGTCTTGCACTATTGTTTCAACGGGTAGCTTAACGGTCTGTTCCGCACTCTCACCGAATGCCTCTGGAACTTCCAAGTCAAGCGCTTCAAACGACGCCCGCAAGGGTATCGCTACAGCCTTATCATTGACCGGATGCCTATCCAGTCCTTCGTCTAGGAGGCTCAGTTCGCCAATCGGCCACACCAGAACCTCTCCATCCTCAGCCGAACGGCACAGGTAGTTCACAGCTCCTGTAGACGCTCGGCAGTTTCCTGCTTCAGCCGATGCCCATACTCTGTCGGCCATCCGTCCTTCTTTCAATGTGACTTCCATCCACAGTCCCAGGTCGTCAGTTCGGCTTGCAGTAGCAACGCCAATCGGGAATGGGCGGGCAGTCATCTTCTTATCGGGTGTAAAGCCGTGGAAGTAAAGCGTTGGTCTACGGTCTCCCACATCCATCATAAACTCAGTTCTGACGCTAAAGAACTCATTCAGCCTGTCTCTGTCGCTTGGGCTACCATACGGGCAGGCTAATACTTCCAGTCTTCGGTCGGTGAGCGCCTTGATTGCGCCACCTGATCTGAAACGCATTTCCATGTCAGGCTTCATTGACAACCTTCTTCGGAGCCTTGGCCTTGAGAAACTTGAGAGTTGCATCGTATTCCTTTATCAACTCTTCGGCCGCCACGATCTGCTCCTTGTAGCGCTCAATATCTCCAGCCGATCTCTCGCGACTTGCCGCGATATCCTTCTTGAGATCATCGATTATCTTAGTCATTGTGCCCTCCATATCTTATCTATTTGTTTCTCAATCTTCGTTAGAATCGCTCCCAGTTCGTCCTGAGCGGTCTTGAGTAGTTGCTTCCAACCGGTTGCTTTGTGGAAGCTCACCTGCTCTTCACCATGTACCCATCCCGCATAGGATGCTGCGTTGCCCACCGTTACGCCGTGATAAATCAGCTTGTACCACCACTTGTCTCCAAGACGCTCAGAGCGAGGGTCGGTGCCACGCTGATACCGACTGTGTGCGGGAACGGGCGGGTACGGCTTCACTTTCGCAATCACGCTCTCGCCAATAGTCTCCAGCACTGGGTCAACCATGTGCTCCATGTCCAAGTTGTCGAGTGACTTCAAAAGACTAGCGAGTTGCTTGTCGTCAAGCTCCAGTTCAATCACGCTATCTCCCTACTCGTTCCACAACGACAGCCTGGATGTAGTGGAGGTCGGTCGCCATCGGGACCGATTGTCTCGCCATTCTTACTCGCACATTCGCTACAGACCGAACCATCATTCAATGTATTCCAGCGTTCAATAATCTCCAAGCCAGTCGCTCTCAGTTCGTCTGCCGCCGCTTCACCACCTGCGCTGTAGGCTCTGGTAACTTCGGTCACGGCGATCAACTGTGCTCGCTCGGGTGTGAAGATGTCAGCTACAGCTTCCCGAAGCGTTCCCATCGTCTCCGTCGCTGATACGAAATCAGCGATTGCGGTTGCCAGCCGTTTACGAGTGTTTCCGTTTATCCCGCCTACCAGTTCATACGTATACTTGGTTGCCCACACCCAGATCCTATCAAATAAACCACCTTCCTGCCTGCTGCGCAGCAACTCGTTCCTTGCTCTCACAGCCTCATCCATAGCAAAGTAACGCAGGATGGGTTCAATAACATCAACCAACAACTTGTCTTCTCTGTCCCAATCGGGCGTCTCTAAAACCCTGTCTAACTGCTGCCTGAGGAACGCTGAGACGGCCCTGGACAGCTCTATCTCGTCATGTCGCCTCATGGATAGGCTGCTTTGAATGCGGCTCTTACGTCGCTTCCTGACTGCGCCAGAGACAACTGCGCTTTTATCGCCGCCTGCATAGACAACGGAAACTGATCTGTCACAAACTCTACATCAGCATTCTTGCCGGCCTTCAGCGCCTTCAGCGCCTTACGCTCCCATGCGCCCCGATCTGGTGGTGGCGGTGTAGGTGCTGTCTCATCTGGTGCGGCTGTCTCAGGATAACCCATCTCTTGACGTACAAACTCAGGCGAGACTACCTTTGCCCACAGAAGCGAGGTCAATCGAGCTGCTTTAGCATCGGCATCTTCTTGCAGAATGTCCAACTCATCAGTGGCAAACTCGAATACAACATTCGGGTCAATCATCTGAACGAGTTCTGAGTTGATAACACTCGCATAATACATAGAACGCGGTATCATCGTCTCTACTATAAAGGTCAACCGCGCCTCGTGTGCTGTGGCAAAGTTGGCTGCATCCAGGTCGCCCACGATCACCATTGGCACACGGAATGCAGTGCAGATATCTCGTCTCGCTTGGTCTCTCACTTCCTTCAGCGCCATCTTCTCCAGATCAGATGTAAGCGTCTCTACTTTCAAGCCCTTATCCATGAATGCGGGCTGGTGACGCTTTCCTCTGCCCTGAAACTTCGACAGCCACCACCGCTTCACTTTATTCATCTCGGCTTCTGACATTGCCTGCTCAGTGTGTACAGCCAGACCTGGCAGGGCGTCATTCTCAAAGAACTCTTTGATATACCGCTGAGCTTCATACTCAACTAAAATAGCTTGCTTGGCTACATCAGCCGGTGCCACTCCTGGCCCCAAGTCGTCAGTAGGATGGAACTCGCGGAAGTAAACCACCTCATCTCGCTCAAACGTCTGCTCTTTGCTATTGATAGTCTGAACAAAACCTAATATGCCACCTGTGCCACGCTTGACTTTCATAGTATTGGGGTTGAGACGAGCCAGCCGATTGCCATCGTGCAGCCAATAACCAGCACCCATGAGCAGCATGTCCTTCTCGGTGGCACCAATAGCATCTGCCCAGTTAGTCTCCAATCCAAACTCGCTCAATAAATCAATGACGGGGTGGCTCTCAATCACCTTGCCGCTACCATTGACCAATCGCCACGGCATCTGCTGCAAGGCAGTCGCTCTCATACCCATACACGTATATGCCCAAGACGACTTACTATAGGTTCCTGGCGAAACACCCATGCCAGTAGCTATGTCATACGCCCCGATGCTGGGGAAGTTGACGACTCGCATCTTGCCTTGTGAATAAATGTTGAGTTTATCTGTCATGCTAATGTATAGCTTGTGCCCTGCGCTTGTTTAAGCATCAAGCATCTCCCTATCACAGTATCGTCATGCACGCCTGCGGGCGCGCTGTAGGTTAGATTGCCGGCGGAAGTTACTTTGCGTTCGTATGCTTCTAACTCGCCGGTCGCTACTTTGTTATCAATCCATTTCCAAGTTTCCCGCTCCAGAGCTAACTGCATGCCCTTGATCAGTTGGGTTTTAGACTGTCCCGATGTTGTAAAGCCGATAACATCAACCCCGTCTTCCCGTAGCTGCTGGATATTGGGCAACCCTATGCTGTTCTCTTCAGCCAACAGTTCAAAGTTCCATCTGTCACGATGTGCTTTTATAATCCGCTGCTGTGCTGGATAACCCATACCATGAAACCTATCTAATACTAACTCTACCTTACAATCGACACAGCCGATGCTCAGAGCCGAGTAATCTCCAGTCTCGCCCCAATCCAACCCAGCGACAATCCTGTGCCCCATGTGCTTACGTATGTCCGTCGGTGTCCACAAGCACGCTGCTATGTTGCGGAAGACTGACCCCTCACCTTCTAAGAAGAGCGCCATGATCTCCTGCTGGTAGTCATCTTCGGTCATGTCCAGCATGATCTCCGCCAGCGCCTCTTTACTCAGATGCGGGTTCTCGAATGACGTTACGTGAGTGGTGAACCATCTTCCAGTCGTATCCGCCAATGCCTTTAGGTGCAGCTTCCAGAAATGGTTCTTACGATTAGGGCTGCCCATGAACCATGCTGTGCCATCGTTGTCAATCAGCATCGGTGCCCCGACCTTCTCCCACGCATCTGGATCCATGTAAGGATACTCTTCTAAAAGCAACAGGTCTGCGTAGTCGCCGCGTAGCGTGTCGGCGTTGTGAGCAGTCTTAGCGCCTATCCATCCACCGTTCCAGAACTTCAATGTGCGATTGGTAAGGTTCTTTTCAACCAGCCCGCCTGCTATGACCGTGTCCAGCGCCCACATACATTCGTCCCAGAAGAATGACACCTGGGCAACCGTCGGTGCGGCGAACAGCACCCGTCCACCTTGCAGCGCAACGTCAACTGCCTTCCGCGCCGCGCATGTGGTTTTACCAGCCCTCCGACCCCACCGCAATACCAGGCGCTTCGCCTTGCTCTTGAGGATCCTGAGCTGCGCTTTCGTCGGCACTCTCGCTTTCACATTCAATGATTTCGTTGTCATAGACGACCGCAACCTTCATGTCGGTGGTGATCTGATGTAGCTCCATAAAGAGCTGGCGATATTTCCCCAACATCTCTAATGCTCTTAGTCGTGCTGTAACCGAAACAGCGTCACGCGCTTCCTGTCCTATACGCAGTAAAATCTCATCGGTAGACATGATGAGCGCAGATATGCGGGAGGCTAAAAGGACTTTGACGTCAGCATTCTCCAGCAAGCGCGGACCACAACTGTGTGCCGAACGCTCGCTATAGCCAGCGCGAATAGCCGCTTGCGTGGCGTTAAAGTCCTTCAGATACTCTTCGACGAATACTATGCGTTTTCGGCGCACTAAATCCCCCTACGCGTTGCGAGGCGTGTTACTGTGGTTTATTCTACCACACATATGGTACAGAGTCAACAACTCTGCGATAGCCACGATAACATCCATCGCCCACACCCGATACATGCCACGCTCCTCGAGACAGTCAGCCAGCTCGTGGATGTCCTTTGCCTGCTCAACCGACATGTTCAGCAGCACCGTGTCGTATGTCTCGCGACGCTCTGTGGCTTTCAAGTCGTTGGTTATCATCTATGGCCTCCAACCGTCCCACCCTTTGCGTAAGCAATTCTGTAGAATGTCACCCACGCTGTTTGGTAGGTGCTCGTTATTGAGTATCCGGTCTATTAACCAACTCTCGTCGCCTGCCTCGACCTGCATGTGCTCCCAGTTCAATTCGCATTTTTCAGCGTCTACGCCACAAGCGCTCAAAAGAAGCGCTCCTAGAATGGCTAGCACAATCAGTTTCTTCACCTCACTTCTCCTTTTAATGTGGCGACCACAATCCAAATGAAGCATATGGCAGCTAATCGATGTTTAGCAAATAGCCATATTGTCGGCTGCCCGCATATCCAGCCTCTGCATGTTGCCGGAAGATCCTGCGAACCAGGTTAGCGTTTTCCAG